TCCCCTCTTGCCGTTTTTGAGACAACGGAATCCCCGAAGATAAAGAGCGAGAAGGAACTCCGCAAGGATTATCGTTCTCCACCGGGATTCTCTCGCCCAGCCCCGAAGCCCCGCCCGAAGCCTGCTGTTGTCTCTGGCAAGAACGAGACGGTTGTCTACAAAACTCCGCGCAGCAAGAACGAGACTGTTGTGCCCAAGATGCCCCGTGGTGGCGGAGAGACTGTCGTCTATAAGACCCCGGAAAAGCGTGAGAAGGCTGTTATCCCCAAGCCCAAACTTCGTCCTTCGGCACCCCCTGTCAAGAAGGCAAAAAAGCAAAGCTTCGATGAGGCATTTGCCTCTGCGAGGAAGAGCAAGAAAAAAGTGTTTGTGTTTGAAGGAAAGAAGTTCAACACAAAACTCAAGTAAGACAAGCAACAACCTAAAATTTAAAACCCCGCAGGTTATGCTTGCGGGGTTTTTTTTATTTGACACGAAGTTCTTCGGGTGTCAGAACGCAACATGTACCGGAAAGGATATTAATTTGTTCACAAGACTTGAACCACCAGTGCCGCTCAATACAGTGAAGGGTGACGGTTATGCATTTGCCGTCATCGACTATAGCTTCGAATCGGATCTCATCTGGGTCGTGGCACTCGATGAAAGCCGGGAGATCTGGTGTATCCCAAACGCTGAAGTGAGGATGCAGAAGAATTGGACAGCCGGGAGAAGGGATTGACCCATGATAAAGATAGTGAAGCAGACAGAGGAGATTACATGTAACCGCTGTGGTTATCAGGATGTCTGGATTCCTGAAACCCCGGACTACATGAAATGGGAGTGGACTGAGTTTACGCAAGGCAGTGAAAATAGCGGTTATAAGAAGATCGTTATGGACATATGCCCGAAATGCACGAGAGAGGTTAAAACTTGGATAAGGAATGGACGATGAAGAAATATATCGCTGCGCTGGCCATCAGCCTTTTTGTTGCATCAACCCCGGCACTCGCTGGTAATGTGCGGGACATGGTTGCCGCAGAGGCCCGTAGACAGGGTGTTCCTGTAGGCTTGGCGGTTGCTGTGGCGAAGGCTGAAAGCAATTTCAAGTGTAGTGCCGTGGGAAGAGCGGGGGAAAGGGGTGTGATGCAGATCAAACCCCGCACCGCCCGTGGACTTGGATACAAGGGTTCAGCCTCCGGTTTAAACAATTGCGCTGTTGGCATCCTTTACGGTATGCTTTACCTCAAGCAGGCCTATAGGAAGGCTGGCGGCAACATTTACCGCGCTGCCCTCCTGTATAATGCGGGGATTCATTCAAAGAGAAAGAACAGTGCCTATGCCAAAAAAATATCGGGAACCGTTGGACAAAAGTGATATCCTGCGACAGCTTGACGCAGATAATGTCGATTCTTCGATGATTTTAGTTGTGACAAATGAAGGGGATCGGATATATATGCACCCATTCGAGAACGACCTTTCGGCACTCGAATTTATGGAACTCATGACCAATGGGTTCCGGAATGATCTCATTGAAAAAGCTCTGAAGAGGATGGTAAATTGAATAAAGTTGACAATGAACAGGGTCTCGCGTACTGGGCAAACAATGCCAAGAAGGGTGAAAAGGCCTTGTATTATGAAGGTTTGCTCATGATGGACCGGAACCGTTATTTCCTCAACGGCGGTCTTGTCGGTGGTGAGCCAGAAAAGATCCGGGCCGCGAATTTTGCTTGGCGCTTGTATGAAGATGGTGTGATTAATCTCATCCAGAAGAAGAATAAGGCCTATTCCTATGACTATATCGCCATCAAGCGATAACGCGGTAGTTCTCGAAACCCGGTATGTCTGGGGCCGCACCATCCAAGAAGCCATGACAAAGGCTCAAGGGATGGTTGGCTGGAAGATCCAAGGTCATCCGGCACCCATGACTTGGAACGGCAACTACGGAACTGGGGTGGTTATCACAAGGATAAATGATGTCTAATTCAGAACTTCGTATTGATATCTCAAAACTTCGGGGCAAGAAGGTGATGATCGCCACCCCGATGTATGGCGGCATGGGCAATACCCTGTATTTCTCAAGCGTCTTGCAGTTGCAATCAGTAATGATCGCGAACGGGATGCAGCTTCATCATTGCTTTATGATGAATGAGAGCCTGATCGACCGCGCCCGCAACGGCCTAGTCTACGATTATCTTATAAAGAGCGATGCTGATTATCTTCTCTTTGTGGATGCCGATATCCAGTTCCGCCCCGAAGATGTTTTGGCTATGATGTCTTTTGAGAAGGAACTGATCTGCGGTCCTTATCCCAAAAAGCATGTAAACTGGCCAGTCATTATCGAGGCAGTAAAGAGTGGGATTGAAGACCCCGCAACCCTCGAAAAGCTTGTTGGGGAATACGTATTTACGCCCCTTAACGCCGAAACCAAGATGGGGAAGATCATCAAGGTGTCAGAGGCTGGCACTGGAATGATGCTCATCCACCGCTCTGTTTTTGCCAAGATGAAAGAAAAGTTCCCCGAAAACTATTATGTCTCTGATGATTCGAGGGTGCAGATCTCCGGGGAAAAGCGTGAGATGCACGCCTACTTCCGGACGGCGATTGTGGACAACCGATACCTCTCAGAAGACTATTATTTCTGCCACAAGTGGCGGGAGATCGGTGGGGATGTTTGGTTGTTTCCTTGGAGTCAATGTACCCACTACGGCACTTATGGGTTCCAAGGATCTGTTGGTCATCTTGTCGATGCTTTGAGGAAGATCAGTGAAAAGAAATCTTGAGGAAGAAATGGCCGCTGCTCTTGATGGGCAGTTCTTCTGGGAAAAAACCACGAAGTATGAAGACGCCAACACTGGATACATGGCGGAGATAAGGAGGGTCCAGAGAAAGTTTGCCAAGCCAGCACAAAAGCCTAAGCCTATCTATGTGCCGGAAATTGGCAAGGTGAAAACTGTTGACAAGCGCATTGAAGCCCTAAAGAAGATGCCGGATGAGTTCGAAAAGCTTCATAACGCTATCGCTGATCTCTACGGGATTTCAAAACGGGAATTGGAAGGCGAAGGACCCCGCACAAAAACCTTTCCGGCCTACGTTCATTATGTGTGGGCTGCAACAAGATACAATCCCAACGTCACGGTTGCAGAGATTGGTAAGAGGATCGGACGCCACCACAGCACCGTTATCTACCACAGAAACCACTTCGAGAGCAAAAAGCACCTATATCTTGACAACATCAAGATAATCGATGATATCTTCGATTATAAAGGGCCCGTTTAGTTAAGTGGCATAACATCGGTTTTGTAATCCGAGGTTGGGAGTTCGATTCTCTCAACGGGCACCATATAATTGGCGTATGAATTACGCCGAATTGATTGAAAAAATCCCCGAAAACGAGAAGCCGGAAATCCTCCGGCTTCTTCGCTTGTTGGATGAGGCAAAGCAGCGGGAAGCCGCTCAAGACAACTATCTCGACTTTGTGAAGATGATGTGGCCCGGTTTCATATCGGGGCGGCACCATAAAACAATGGCAGAAGCCTTCGAGCGGGTGGCCAAAGGTGAGCTTAAGCGGCTTATCATCAATATGCCACCCCGCCATACCAAGTCTGAGTTTGCCTCATACCTCCTGCCAGCTTGGTTCCTTGGGAAATACCCGAACAAGAAAATCATCCAGACGGCTCATACCGCAGAGCTTGCGGTTGGTTTCGGTCGGAAGGTCCGTAACCTAGTTGGCTCCGAAGACTACCAAAAGATGTTTGGTGGCGTTGGGCTCCAGTCCGACTCGAAAGCCGCAGGCAGGTGGTCAACCAACAAGGGTGGTGAGTATTTCGCTATCGGTGTGGGTGGTGCCGTGACGGGTAAGGGTGCCGATCTCCTTATTATAGATGACCCCCACTCCGAACAGGAAGCCATGATGGGCCAGTTCGATGTGTCGGTCTATGACAAGGTGTTTGAATGGTATAGTTCCGGCCCTAGACAGCGTTTACAGCCGGGTGGAGCCATCGTCATTGTTATGACCAGATGGGCCAAAAGAGACCTTACAGGGCAGATTATCGATGCCTCAGTGAAGAAGGAGGGCTCAAGCGAGTGGGAGGTTATCGAACTCCCGGCAATCATGCCCTCTGGGGAGCCTCTCTGGCCTGAATTTTGGTCTATAGACGAGCTTCAGAAGCTCAAGATCGAACTCCCGATCTCCAAGTGGGCGGCACAATACCAGCAAGATCCCACCTCTGAGGAGGGGGCCTTGATCAAGCGTGACTGGTGGAACATCTGGGAGGCAGATAAAGCCCCAAGTTGTAGTGCCGTGATTGTGGCTATGGACACTGCGTTCTCTAAAACAGAGCGTTCCGACTACTCCGCATGTGTGTGTTTCGGGGTTTTTGACCATCCAAATTCAGTGGGGAAACCTATTCCAAACCTCATCCTGCTTGATGCTTGGAAAGATAAACTGGAATTCCCGGAACTTAAAGCCACAACAGTACAGTATTACAAAGATTGGCAACCGGACATGTTTATTGTCGAAAAGAAGGCATCCGGAGCACCTCTGATTGCAGAACTCCGCAATGCTGGTATACCTGTGCAGGAATTCACCCCAACTCGGGCTACCGGAGACAAGATCGTTCGTGTAAACAGCATCACAGACATATTTGCATCTGGGGTTGTATGGGCTCCGGATGAGCAATTTGCGATTGATGTGGTGGAGGAATGTGCGGCGTTTCCGTCTGGAGACCATGATGACTTCGTGGACGCCGTTACAATGGCCCTCATGCGGTTCAGGCAGGGTGGCTTTGCCATTCCCACCGACGAAGATGACATGATCGAGACCCCGAAATTCCGCAAAGAACCCTATTACTGATACAATAGAGCAAATTGAGAAAGAAAAAGATGGCTGAGCCCTATATCCCGATTTCTCCGGAAACACCTCCGATCAATGTTGAGCTTCCCCTAGAGGATCTTGGTCCGAACATCACTCCTATGGAGGATGGCGGCGTTACTGTTGATTTTGGAAGTGCCTCGCCTGAGATTCAGCCTCCCGAAGACCACGCATCCAACCTCGCTGAGATCATGGATGACTCCGATCTCGACGCAATCGCTGGCGATCTTATTTCAAGCTTCGAAGACGATTTGGATACCCGGTCGGACTGGGAAAAGGCCTATATTCAGGGTCTCGATCTCCTTGGTTTGAAGATAGAGGAACGCACAATGCCTTGGCCGGGTGCCTGTGGTGTGTATCATCCGGTCCTCACTGAGGCCGTTATTCGGTTTCAGGCCCAAACTATTATGGAGGTTTTCCCTTCTCAAGGCCCCGTCCGGACCAAGATTGTTGGGAAGTCGAATGAAGAACTCCTGAAGCAGGCTCACCGCGTTCAGGAAGAGATGAATTTCATCGTCACGGAGAAGATGACCGACTACAGGTCCGAGACTGAGCAGCTTCTGTTCCGCCTCCCGCTTGCTGGTTCCGCCTTCCGTAAAGTCTACTACAACACAATTAATGACCGCCCCGCAGCAGTTTTTGTGCCTGCGGAGGACTTCGTTGTTGCCTACGGCACTACAGATCTCGCCGCTTGCCCGCGCTACACCCATGTAACGCGAACATATCCGAATGAACTTCGGAAGCTACAGGTTAGTGGTTTTTACCGGGACATTGATATTCCCGTTCCTTCTCCAGACTACTCTAGCCTTCAAAAGAAGTATGACAAGGTAAAGGGCGAGACCCCATCCTTTACAGATGATACCCGGCACACAATCCTTGAGATGTGTGTCGATCTTGATCTTCCGGGTTTTGAAAACCCCGATGGCATCGAGCTTCCCTATGTTGTTACTATCGAGAAATCCAGCCGTGAGATCCTTTCAATCCGCCGTAATTGGCGGGAAGGAGACCCCGCATTTGAGAAGAGGCAATACTTTGTCCATTATCAGTACCTTCCGGGCCTCGGTTTCTACGGCACTGGGCTCATTCACCTTATTGGGGGAATCGCTAAAAGCGCCACTTCAATCCTCCGCCAACTTGTTGATGCTGGCACTCTGTCAAACCTACCGGGAGGACTTAAGGCACGCGGACTCCGGATTAAAGGAGATGACAACCCGATCATGCCGGGAGAGTTCCGGGATGTAGATGTTGCTTCTGGCAATATCCGTGACTCAATCACCTTCCTCCCCTATAAAGAGCCTTCGAGCGTCCTTTACCAGCTTCTCGGGAACCTTGTTGACGAAGGCCGTAGAATTGGCTCCATTGCTGAAATGGACATCGGGGATTCAAACCCCGAAGCTCCTGTCGGCACTACCCTAGCCCTCCTTGAGCGGTCCATGAAGGTGATGTCTGCCGTGCAGGCTCGCGTTCACGACTCACTTGGCAAAGAGTTTAAACTTATTGCCGAGGTCGTTAAGGAATATATGGGTCCCGAGTACGAGTATGTTGCGTCAGAGGAGGAATCCACCCCCGCTAATCGTGGACAGGATTTTGATGACCGGGTTGATATCATCCCCGTATCGGACCCGAACGCCTCCACAATGGCCCAGAAGGTCATGCAGTATCAGGCGGCGATGCAGCTTGCCCAGAATGCACCCCCGGGCATGTATAATATGGAACTTCTCCATAGGCAGATGCTCCATGCTTTAAACGTGCAGAACGTGGATCTGATCATCCAAAGTCAGGCACAGGCGGTTTCTATGGACCCCGTGACCGAAAACCAGATGGTTATGTCTGGCAAGCCGATCACTGTGTTCCTCGAACAGGATCATGATGCCCATATTAAGGTCCATACCGCGTTCATGCAGGACCCAATCTACCAGCAGTTTGTTTCGCAGAGCCCGAATGCTCAGGCCTTCGTCGGGGCCATGCAGCAGCATCTTGCTGAGCATTTTGCCTACTCTTATAGGCGTCAGATTGAACTCAAGCTTGGTGTGAGCCTTCCCCAGATTGGTGAGAAGCTTCCGCCGGATGTCGAGAACGATATCGCGAAACTGGCCTCCGTTGCTGCTGACCGACTCCTCCAGCAGCACAACGAAGAGTCCAAGGCCGCGAAGCAACAGCAGGAGGAAAATGACCCGCTCACAGTCATGCAGCGTGAAGAGCTTCGTATCAAGGACGAAGCGGTCAAGGTCAAGGAAAAGCAAGCCGAAACAGACGCCAAGTACAAAGAGGACAAGATCCTCTTGGAAACGGCTAAAGTGGTCGGTCAGACGCTCTCTTCAAATGCACGAACCGGAGGCAGGTAATTGAGCGAATTCTTTGTATTGAAAGGGAAGATCCGCCAAATGATGAACGATTTTGCAGATGATCTTGCCCTTGGCGGGGCTCAAGACTTCCATCAGTATAAGTATATGACTGGCGTTATTGCTGGTCTTGCTATGGCTGAGAGGGAAATACTTGATATTGAAAAGAAAAACAAAGACGAAGACTGATTTTGGATTTGAGTATTCTTTGATATATTATGGGTTTACACCATAAAGGTGGCCATCGCCGAAAGGCGCAACAACGTAGGAATACGCATGTACTCGGAAAGCAAGATTTCGAAAGAAATCCTTGATAAGCTTCCTCGCCCCACAGGCTACAGGATTCTTATCGTAGTGCCGGAGGTCGAGGAAAAGACCAAGGGCGGGATCATCCGACCGGATGTCCTGAAGACCAAGGAGGAGACGGCCAGTATTGTCGGCCAAGTCCTCAGCATGGGGCCTGATTGTTATTCAGACCCCGACCGTTTCCCCGAAGGCCCTTATTGTGAGCCGGGAAGTTGGATCATGTTCCGTGCTTATTCCGGCACACGATTCAAGGTGGGGGGTAAGGAGTTCCGCCTGATCAACGACGATAGCGTTGAGGCGATCCTTGATAATCCAGAGGGGATTGAGCGGGCATGAGCGACATGGATAATGAAGCGGTTGGCCCGGAGTCCGACAAGATTGCGGACACGGAAACCGATCTTCAGGTAGAGATCGTAGACGATACTCCGCCTGAAGATAAAAATAGGCCCCGCCGTGCTGGTGAGCCCGATCTTCCAGAGGAAGACGAGGTATCTCAGTACAGCGATAAGGTCAAGAAGCGCATAAGCAAGCTCAAGTACGAGTACCACGAAGAACGCCGTGCGAAAGAGGAGCTTGAGCGCCAGCAGTCAGCCCTTGCGGGCTATGCAAAGCAGGTTATGGCTGAAAATGCCAACCTGAAGAAGGCTCTGCATTCCGGTCAGTCGATTATCGCTGATCAGATGCAGACCCGGGTTGAGAGCGAACTTGAGGTTGCCAAGCGGCGTCTCAGGGAGGCTATGGAACTCGGGGACATCGATAAGCAGGTTGATGCACATAAGGATCTTGCGCGCCTTTCGATTGAGGCAGACAAGGTAAAGGGCTTCCGCCCTGTTGAGATTGAGGAATTCGAACCCGAACCTCCGCCTCAGTATCAGCCCCAAACCCCGCCGCCGCAGCCGGATGCTCGGACGGTAGCATGGGCAAAGAAAAACACTTGGTTTGGTCGTGACCGCGAAATGACCGATTACGCGCGGCACATCCATGACCGACTTGTAGTTTTTGAGCGTATTGATCCCAGTACCGAAGATTACTGGAATGCGCTCGACAGGGAAGTGCGTAAGCGCTACCCGCATATTGCTGCTGATGAGGATTACGCCGATAGCAAGCCGACTCAGCAGAACAAGAGTGTAGTGGTCGCTCCAGTAAAAAGAAATTCGACCCCACCACGCAAAATCCAGCTATCGGCATCCGAAGTTGCTATCGCTAAGCGCCTCGGATTGACAATCGAGCAGTACGCTGCTGAGAAATTGAGGTCCATGAATGGATAAGCGCACACCTCGCGAAAGCGATAATCGCGAAGCTACTTCGCGCAAGAAGTCTTGGGCTCCGCCCACGGTTCTTCCCGAACCAGATAAGAAGGATGGCTGGCGTTATCGCTGGGTCCGCACCTCCACTCTGAATAGCTCGGACAACACGAATGTTTCGTCCAAGTTCCGTCAGGGATGGGAGCCTGTAAAGGCAGAGGAACATCCTGAAATAACTGTGTTGCGTGACCGTAATTCGGATTTCAAGGAAAATATTGAAGTTGGTGGCCTTCTTCTCTGCAAGGCCCCGGATGAAACAATGTCTGAGCGTGACGCCTACTACCGTCAGACTGCCCAGAATCAGATGGTCTCCGTGGAAAACAACTTCATGCGTGAAAACGATCCGCGTATGCCGCTCTCCAAGCCGGAGATCACAACGCGGGTAACATTTGGCAAGGGCCGGGGTTAACCCGGCTTTAAACAAGGTAAAAAAACATGGCTTCTACAGCAGCCCCCTATGGCCTGCGCCCTGTTAATCTTATCGGCGGTCAGCCCTATGCTGGCTCGACTCGTCTGATCAAGATCAACAATGCGTACGCTTCTAACATCTTCTACGGCCAGCCTGTGTCCATCAACGCCTCGGGTGTCGTTATCGCTGAGACTGGCACAACCACCGTTGCCGCGACTGGCGTTGTCGGCGTCTTCGTCGGTTGCACGTTCACAGATCCGAACCTGAAGTATAAGCTTTTCCAGCAGTATTGGCCCTCGGGCACAGTCGCCACTGACGCTTTCGCGTATGTGGTCGATGACCCGGATGTCGTGATGCAGGTTCAGGCCGATGACACCGTTGCTCAGACAGCGCTTGGTGCCAACATTGGCTTCAGCACGTTCTCTGGCGACACTGCCACTGGCAACTCGGAAACTTCCGCTGACGCGGCCTCGATCAATACAACGGCTACCCTGCCGCTGCGTATCGTCGGGTTTGTTGATGGTCCGGAATCTGCGGTTGGTGATGCTTTCACCGATCTTCTGGTTAAGTGGAACATGCCCGCCGCTGTTTACACAGCAAGCGATACCAACGCGCAGAACGCGAGCGTTACGGTGGCCCGTGGCCATTCGTATATGAATCCGACTGGCGTGTAATAGGAGAATATAGAAAATGGCTATTTCACGCGCACAACTTCTCAAGGAACTGCTTCCGGGTCTAAACGCCCTGTTCGGTCTTGAGTACAAGAAGTACGAAAACGAAGACGAGGCGATCTACGAGACAGAGACCTCCGAGCGTTCGTTTGAAGAGGAACTGAAGCTTTCGGGCTTCGGCACTGCCCCGGTTAAGGCCGAAGGCTCTGCCATCTCCTACGATAACGCGCAGGAAGTCTGGACCGCCCGTTACAACCACGAGACCATCGCTATGGGCTTCTCCATCACCGAAGAGGCGATGGAAGATAACCTGTACGATTCGCTCTCCTCGCGTTACACCAAGGCTCTCGCCCGTTCGATGGCCTACACGAAGCAGGTTAAGGCGGCTTTCCCGCTGAATAACGGCTTCTCTGGTGGTTCGTTTGTGTCGGGTGACGGCGTTACCCTGTTCAACACCGCTCACCCTCTGGTGTCTGGTGCCACAAACAACAACACGCAGTCCACCCCCGCCGACCTGAATGAGACCTCGCTTGAGGCCGCTGTCATTCAGATTGCTGGCTGGAAGGACGAGCGCGGTCTGCTCATCGCGGCTCGCCCGCGTAAGCTGATTGTTCCGCCGAACCTGATGTTCGTGGCTACGCGCCTGCTGGAGACTGAACTCCGTACAGCGACTGCCGATAACGACATCAACGCGATCAAGACCAATGGTACGATCCCGGAAGGCTACTCTGTCAACCACTACCTGACAGACACCGATTCGTATTACCTGATCACGGATGTTCCGAACGGCATGAAGCACTTCGTTCGTACACCGATGTCTACGAGCATGGATGGCGACTTCGACACGGGGAACGTGCGCTACAAGGCTCGCGAGAGGTACTCGTACGGGGTGAGTGATCCGCTCGGTATCTGGGGTAGCCCGGGCGCTTAAGCCCTGCTTCCATGAAAAAAATTGGCTCGGGTCTTGTGACCCGGGCCTTTTTTGTTTTATTACCTTTTTGAGTTATCATGGACCAAGGAGGTGGTTTGTGCCATACGCAACTGATTTTTGCGGAATATACAGGATCGTAAACAAGGCGACCAACGAATGCTATGTTGGCCAGTCCCAGCGTGTACGAAAGCGGATAAGAGATCATTTCAGACTTTTGGAAGCTCAGAAACATCCGAATCCAAGGCTGCAAAACTCATACAATAAATATGGCCCTGAATCATTTTCCGCTGATCTTGAAGTAGTCGTTGATGATCTTGAGGAGCTTGACCTTCTCGAAGAGAAATTCATAAACGGGGGCGCAAGATTTGACAGTCCGGTTGTTTTCAATATCGCAAATTTTGCCAAAGCACCCATGCGGGGCAAGTTCCATTCAGAGGAAACCCGTTGTAAAATAAGGGAAGCATTGGCAAGATCAAACTTTGATTACTCGTCGCCTGAGTGGCGAGAGAAATTAAGGAATGGGCAAAAAAGGCGATTCCTTGAGGATGAATCCTTCAAAAAGAAGGTTAAGTACATCCTTGAAAACGACCACCTCTCATACGCTGAGCGAGCAAGAGCCATAGGCTCAGACACAAGTTCGGTTCGCAGGCTCTACCTAAAACACAAAGATAACAAGGAATTTCTTAAATGTTGACCTCCTTTTCCGGCCCCGTAAAGGTCTCTGAAACTTTCACAGTTGCTACTGTCCCCGATGCCGCTATTAACACTGGCGGTCAAATTTATGTGGGCAACGGCGCGAACGGTGCTCCTATCATCGCCTTCTCCAACGGCTCCGCTTGGCTTCGCGTTGATACACGCGGCTTGATTCAGGCCACTTAATCGGCGGGGCTTCGGCCCCGTCTCTTGATTTAGGAGGCTTGAATGGCTCAGCAGTATGCCGTAAAGTCATTTCACAACACAGTTTCTGGTGTTGCGGTTGACTACAAGACGCGACTTAAGGGTGTTGTCGTTTCCCCTTCAACGTCTGTCACCTACACCATTTCGTTTTGCGACAACGCATATGTCTCCGGTACTTATGATG